TTGCTTGTCCCAGAATCAGTAACCCAAGGGCTGTAGCGATTACGTTCTTAGCGTTGCCTGTAAGCTTAGTAAATATAGCAAGTTCAAGAAGAACTGTAACAACTGCACCTAAACCCTTGATTAATGCATTAACGTCTAATGCTGCAAATGCTGTTACGGCAGTTGCTAACATAATTATAGCCTGAGCCAGAGCAATAAGTCCGAGGCTGCTACTTAGACCCATACCTTTACCGCTTGTCAACTTCATAAATATACCTAACTCAAGAACCAGCACACCAACTGAGCCTAAACCTTTAGCTAGAGACTTCATATCAATAGCTCCTAATTTTATAACTGCGTCAGCAAGCATGTTTAACGCAACCGCAAATAATATAAGGCCTACACTACCGGATACCATTTTAGACGACGCTTTTGAAAGCCCTGCTGAGGTGGCGACTAATATTACACAAAGCGCAGCTATAGCGGTAAGACCTTTGGCTATTTCTTCCCAATTGAGTTTTGCTAATTTTCCCATAGCGACAGCTAGAATAAGAATGGCGATGCCTAGTCCTTGCATGGCTGCGATTAGCTTGAACGTAGCGATTATACCAGGTCCTCCAGCAATTTTGCCAAGCAGACCCATAGCCACGAATAGCTCAGTCAGTAAAGTACCTATGGCTACCAATGAAGAAGTTAGTTTTTCCGAATCGATTAACGAAATAGCAACTAAAGCCGCAGCCAAAATAGCAATAGAAATCGCGATACTCTTTATTATTTTTGCTTGTAACTCTTGCTGCCACAATCTAAGACTGGCTCTGACTCCGTTAAAGACTCCGGTAATGTTTTGTAAGAAGCCACCCTTGGTTGCTATGTTCGTTATGGAATATATATACTTGTTTAGTCCGATTAGTATGCCTGCAAACAAGGTTCCGTTTATCATGTCAAATATAGCTTTAAAGTTACCGGCTTTGAGGGTGTTTAGTATGATGTCTCCGAACTGATTAAGTGCTTCACCGGCAATAGTGGCAAGCTTACCAAACACGGGGAACATAGTTTTAAACGCCGTAACTAGTTTAGATAGGGCTTGATGTAATAAGTCAAGTACTTTGTTTAATCCAGCAAACCTAGCGGACACTCTACCTGTAAACTTATCTCCGTCACCGGCATCGTTGTTCCATAGAGCTTTGAATGCCTCTGTCAAGGCCGTCAGTGCGTCAGCAATAAAGTTAGCGACCGGGGTTATAACTGATGCTAGAAAAGTAATCGCTTCGTTAAATATAGTAGAAGACTTTACTGATTGGTCTACTGCTACAAGGAATCGACCAATGGCAGCTGTTATATACAGTAGTCTATCTGCTATTGGTAGTAAAGGGGCTGCCATGTAAGCTACAGCTTTGCCGAATGCAAGGAGGATTAGTAAACCCGTATTTAGTACGGCGAATACTCCCTTGAATGTGTCTTTAATATTGGAGGCTTGTGTGTCTCCCATTTTGAATTTATCGGTTAGATCCTTGAGTCCGCCCGTAAAGAATAACAGTTGAGTGACAGTTGCTGCTGGAAAGATCTCTTGAAAAGCATCTTTGATGGGTTTTAAAATGCTATATAAGCCTTTAGTGACATTGTGTACTGACTGAAGTACATTTACTAATGGTCCAAAATTTTTGATATCTAATTTATCAATGATCCCTTTGCTTAATCCAGTAGTAACGGTATTAAATACACCAATCAACGGTTTAAGAGCCGTATGTACATTATTGATAACCGGTCGTAACGCGTTTAAAATGTCACGTAGATTATCGAATGCCACAGCGGCTACGTCTGCGCCTATACGACCCAAAGCCGATTTTACATTAGCTAGTGCTCCGGTAAATAGTTTATTAGCATCTTTAGCATGTGCCCCAAAAGCATCGTCCATAGCATCTGAGAATATTTTGAAACTGATCTTACCATCGCTCACCATCTCACGAACTTCGGCTTCACTTTTATTTAAAGCTTTAGCTAGAGTTGCTGCCGCGTTAACACCGCTACTCGATAGTTGTAAAAGATCGTTACCCATTAGTCGCCCATTACCAGCGACCCCTACAAAGATTCGACCTATATCAGAATATTCCCTACCAGTCATTGCCGCGACACCTGAAACAGCTCTCAAGGACGAGTACATTGCGTCTCCGGCTCTCATGCCGGATGCTCCGAGCTGAGAAGCTACCATCGCAGCGTCGGCAAGACCATACGCAGTCCCGCTTACTGCATCATTTGCATTTTTCATCGTGGCTTCTATATCCATACCAAGACCTTCGAATTGGAACTTAGCTTGGGCTATAGCCAGTGCTCTCTTTTTACCACCTTCAATGAGGGGTCCAGTTATAGCGCCCGCTAATTTTCCGCTCATATCGATAGCGGCATTAGTAAGATTGTGAATCACAGTCATACCGGCAATACCCATAGTCGAGAACCTATCGACGAGCTGTTGCACTCCTGCGCCTATTCCCGCTAAAGAGAAATTATCACCAGTGATTTGAAGGCCTTGTAGTGCTTTAGTTGCGGCGTCTAAATTAAGTCCTTTTTTTAGACCCTCAATTGCCTGCATACTATCTTGTACATTAGCTTGAAAATGTTCATTTTTAAACTGCATTTCTATAATGCGAGTATCAACAGCGTTCATTTTTGGGTTACCTCCTTCCATGCTTCATCTGCAAAGCCATCAAACACAGATTGAATTGCCGGATTTATATAGTCTCGTCCTTGTACGTAACTTCCGTTTTTAGTACCATGCCCGTATTGTAAAAGTATGGCAATAAGGACTCCGTCCACAGCATTCGAGTTGGTCCAATATATTTTCAAAGTACCTTTGGATATCTTTATCTGATAATCCCAGCACTGACTTGTCAAACCAGTATCAACAGGGGTGGCCGAAGCAAGAGCTAAAACACCCATTTGTCCGTACTTTTTTAGTATATCTAAGTAGTCAAGTCTTTCGGCTATTTTAAGAAATCTGTCAGTATTCTTAAAGTCTCCGCTTTGTTTGAACGTAATCATGTAGCTCACCTCTCACTTCAGTTATCCCGTTGATTATCCCTTAGTGTTCATTGATTTTCGACGTGATTCATTAAGGGTTTTGTTTCTACTGATGAGTTCTTTTTTACTCATCTTACCGGCAGGTTGATTCTTTATATTACAAACATTAATTAAAGTTAATAATCGGTTAAGATGCCACTTTTGACATTCAAAAGGAATGGTCATGGATATCATCCAGTAGTATATGATTTCGGCCGTAATTATCTCTCGATTAAGTGTCTTCTTTTCGTTGGAGAATATGGTTGCAGTCATCGGGGTTTCTATGTATTGACTGACTTGGGCAACGTTCTGATCGGTAATATAGGCATAGACGCTAGGGTCAACATTTTGGGTCAGAGTCATACACCTGACATAATCGGTTGATTCTTCGAACGTTTTTGACTCTTTGGATAAGAACGGTTTACACCACTTCGACTCCCATTTTGAAAGTGAGACCAAGGAATGTTCCAGCTGCAATACTTGTTCTTTTGTTGTGATGAACTCGTCGTTAATCTCGTCGTATTGTTCGACAGCAGGTATTATAAGCTTTAACATTCCTGGTCCTCCTATTCTATACTGTTAATTTTGGCTGTGCGATTGTGGGAGTAATCCCGTTAACAAAAGCTGCGGCAGAGTCGGCATTCGTAGCCAGCTCCATAAATAGAACACTATATGCTTCAGTCTGGGCGAAAGAATCACTGATCTCTTGACTTTTCTTAAACCGCTTCCCATCAACAGACTTCTCACCATAGGCCTTGAGGATTAGATCTTTGAAGATCTCGATAACCCGTTTAGTATCCTCTGCGGCGATAATACTTTCGATAGTCTTCACTAAACCACCATTGTGGGACATCTCCATCTCTGTTAGTTCGGCTTTATTAAGATTGAAGTAGAAATCCTCAGTTCTTGTGTTCCCATCATAATCTTCATAGGTAATTTTCTTCTTTAACATGGTATCATGGTCCCCTTTCAAATTAAAAAGAGGGCCCTCATGTTACAGAGAGCCCAAGTAGGAGGGCTAATTAATAGGCCGTCCCAAGAGAAATACGGCGCCAGTTTTTGCCGGATGTAGTATTATCGGCCACAAGTTTGTATAGGTAGGTAGCGTCCGCCATTCCTTGACCAGCAACACCAACCGTACCGTCTATTCCACCTGTTAGTAAAAGGGCACCGGCTGTGAAAGCTCCATTAGTCATGGTTTCGCCAATAATAATAGCGTTACCAATAACGCCTGCGACGTCCGCAGTTAAATCCACCGTGTCTCCAGCGCCATCAACAGCACCTACTCCTTGGGTATCAGATGCGGTAATGGCTGCGACAAGAGCCGTTATTGCATTAGCGGCTATGCAATCTGCTCCTGATCCTAGAGTAACAGCACCAAAGACATTTGTCACGGCATTAAATGTTTCAGTAGTAGCAATAGTGTCTCCGGCGACACCGCCTACTAATGCAGTGATGGCACAATCGTTTACTACGAATACCCCAGCGGTTACCAATGGGTGTGGAGGGTTAAATGCGTCAGTTCCGTTTATAGCGGCAACGATCGCGATTTTAGCACTTGGTAAATCTGTACCAATATTGATTTCTCCATCCACAGCGGCAGTACCATCAGCAACAAAAGTATACACCTTTGTCCCGATGGTCATCGTATCGGTAACCGTCGGTTGTGTATCCACGGTTAATACTATAGATGATTTAGTTGTTGACGCTGTGATATTAACCGGAATATTTGTTGGAGTAGTTTTAGTCTGGGCGGTATCGGCTAAGAATTCATAAACGTCAACGCCTGCAATGGCGGGATTATTAATCGTTACCGTTTCACCATCAATAACAACGCCTGTTACCGCCAGGGTTTTTGCCGCGTTCGCTGCATTCACAGGAGTGCCCGAAGTGGTATATCCACTATTTATAGCAGTGATCATTTCTTGAATTTTGGCACCAAAACCCTCAGGCGAGTTCATATTAAGATGGGTGATATGCCGAATTTGAGAAGCGGTTAAATTTTCCATTATTTCCATCCTTTCTAAATAAAAGAGGGCTCTCATATTTCAGAGAACCCAGTTGAGGAGGCGTTTAGACTGTGTTATTAGCACAGGACCAATTAATTAAGCAGTCGTGAATTTCTTGACCACAGGAGCGAGTGTTTGACCATAGATATCGGTCGCCAAACTAATCACAACAAGATAAGACGTAGCCGCTGTAAGGTTGACTGTTGGATCGATAGTGAGTACTTTTCCAGCAACGTCCCAAGTCTTCGTTGCTGCTACGAGCACTCCAGCTTGTGAGGTTAGAACGATTGACGAAGCGGCTATTTTGTTATTGAACGTGAGAACAACGTCCGCAGAAACAACAACCGCTGTAGCTGCGTCAGCAGGAACAATAGTCAACGCTAGTGTTGTTGGTGCTTCAGATCCAAATATAGCTGCGATTTCATCTGGGAATGGAAGACGTGGATCGACGCCAACACTACCATAAATAATTGACTCAAGTGTGGCAAGTTTGGTCGAGTCCACTTTTGTGGAGTCAATTGTTAAGGATGCCGTTGGTCTTTTCCCAGTAACTTCTACCGGAGTCGTAGTTACTGCCCATGAAAACGTGATGGCTTCAGGAGCATCGTTAACTGTAGCATAGCCCTTCTCCGAAGGAGCTGCCATAGCACCATAAATCAAATGTAACTTATAACCGTGTTCGCTACCGGCAGTATCATTGCCGAGTTCAGTTCGATAACTGAGACCAAATCCTTTTCGGAGCTGCTGATTAACCATTACCCCAACTGATAGTTCTGCTGATCCATCACAAATCGCAAACTCGTCAGGATATGTGTAGGCTTCTACCGTGGCCCCAAATTCCTCGGCGGACATCAGATTAAGATACTTGATGTTATCGGCATAAATAGGAGTCGGTTCTGCCCCAGAAGGACTTTCGGTAACAGCCGTTAGACCGTTCCAAACGACGCCTAGCGGATAAACGCCATTTGTATCCTGGGGGTAGAGAACCCCATTACTCACACCAGTTTCATAGAACTTTTTACCAACTTCATCCCAAATAAGTTTAGCCATGTTGTCGTTCCTCCTTTAATAATATAATGTGTACACGTCGTGGTTTAGATTGTCTTTCTTGAAATGGGTACTGAATGAGCATAGCGGTAGAAGCATGACCTTATCTGGGATTAGACTATCAGGATTCTTGTCAATGACCGTTACCTGATACCTTTTTTTGTGGTTGTATAGGACGCCATCCGCAAACTTGGCGGATACAGAGTCGCGTCTGTATACAATACAAGGATACTGCATGACTACCGACGGGGGAGGCTGATAATATACATGCATGTTACCAAGTACAGCTTCAAGGATTACCTGAAGGTCAACTCGTTGTCCCATTGGTGTATACACCTCCCACCGAAAGTATAAGTCGTGGTCTTTGGACTTCCACGTTAGTTATTTTCCATTTAGCCCCCATCCATTCGACGTATCGCATAGCATGAAAGTTCAGATTAGCAAACGGGTCGGAAATAATGCTAATCGTGTTATTAATCACAAGGTCGTCATTAAGATTCTCTCCCGATTGCCACTTCCTGGTGTTTCGAATGACATCTCCAGAGTAGTTATACTCAATATTAGTCTCTTCCCAAACACCAGGCATAGTTTCACTGGTTACCGCGTATCCGATTTTCCCGTAAAACTTTCCCATTTTGAATCTCCTTTGGTTCGAAGTACGGCTTGTCTTTTGTATCATAGCATTCGGAACTATTGGGACAAGCCATCGAATGCTTATGTTGACATTCAGTACAAGTTCTTCCAAGTTTCCGTCTGTTCCAAAACAAAAGACTCACCTCCTCTTATGGATTATCCGATTGCTCCAGCTCTTTCGATAACAATAGCCGATTTAGGCTTAGTTAACGCACCGGAGACGCGAGTCTCAATCAGGTATTTGTATTGGTTGTAGTCAATGTCGAAATCATCGAACATTGCAACTTGACCGCCCTTATCGGCGCCAATCGTGTAGTCTTTCAGGTTAACGATAATACCGAGAATGTTATTGGACTGGGTCTCTGTTGCTGCACGGACAGCTGAATTCATTGGCTCGACTTCAACGATCTTGCTGACGCGAAGAACCGATGCCAGTTCGGATACATTATTATAAAGGCGACGACCCAACGTATCCTTAACTAAAAGCATATCCGTCAGGAAGTCTGTAGAGGTATAAAGAGTCGGCGAACCAGAACCTTTATAGTTCTTGCGTGAGCGAATGAGTTCGTCGATCATCTCGTCAGGAGTCGTTGCGATCGGCATGATGGACCGATGGATGTACATGCTGGTGTCGTCCGTAGCGATCGGACGAATGTTCAGTTCATTAATTTTGTCTTCGTCTGCCGCAGATCGTCCATCGCCAACGAGAATAACACGGGCAAGTTCTTCATTCAACATTCCGCGCATTTCATTCTTAAGCCATACTACGACATCAAAGTCTGTAATATCAACCATGTCATCGCGATCCAACTTTTGTTTCTTATAGATGGTTGTGGGTGTAGTTACGCGCTTAAGCAGCGGAATGATCTCGTCTTTCTTAAGTGTACCAGTTACATAACCTTTAGCACGAGCATCATCAGCAGTAATGTTGGCCACAGTGGTCTTAATTCGGGCAAATGGAGTATGAGTTGCTTCTGCAAGAACGATGCTAACCCAGGTGTCCTCTCGCTTAAGAGTTTCGGGACCATTGACATTGGTTGACACAGCATCCGGGAACAGTACATCGATTGGGTCAAAGCCATATTCGGTAGCATGGAAAATAAAGCTATCCTTCAAAGAACCGAAACGTTTAGCATCAGTAACGATTTCGCTCATTTGATCGTGAGTGAGAGTGTTTGCGGAATTACCCTGTTCGGCTGTGTTATCAAATACGTTGTTTTTCATATTTACATCTCCTTCATCATTACCATGATCGAGGTTTTCCCCGTCAACTGCATGGGCAATCATTGCATAGACCACATTTTTCTGTTCTTCGGTGAGCGTATCAAATACCTCAGCGATGGTTTTCTCTCCGGAGTCCTCAGAGTCGTTGTGTTGGACATCATCTTCCCCGGCGTCCTCATCCTCGCCCTCAATAGCCTTAGCGATAAGGGCATAAACTACATTTTTCTGTTCCTCAGTGAAGGTGTCAAATACATCACCTAATGTTTTTTCGTCGGCAGTTGCCTTATCGTCGCCAGCAGCATGCATCATTCTTTGCTCATCAGAATTAATGTCAGACATCATTCGAGACACCATTTCTGGTGGCATTTCAGACGTCATTTTTAAAATCATTTCTGGTGTCATTTCAGACATCATACGAGACATCATTCGCATCATCGTTTCCGGTTTCGTTTTCATCATCATTTCTGGCGTCATTTCTGATCCACCATCAGCATGCTCAAACTCAAGACCCGTATAGATAATAGCCTCGGTTTCGTCATCGACAAAGGAACCATCGCCATGGGCAAAGCTCAGATTATCAATCAAAGCACCGGGATTAGCTCCTGCAAGAACGAGACTAACTTCTCGAATCATGCCATGAAGCACATCCGCACCCTTTTGTTTTAATTGATTGGCATGGATGGATAGGGCTGAAATATCCTTATGGTCAACTAGTGCTTTTGCATTTTGTCCTGCTTCAGTGTCATTAAACACCGCATAGCAATAGACTCCGTCTTCACGATTCTCGAGAATAGCGTGACCGAGGATATTTGCAGGTTCATTGTGAAGATGCTGCCATACTAAGGGTACTGTTTTACCACTTTGATGCTTAAATGCGTCCTTAATAATTATGCGGCCATCGGCACATCTAAGACCGTTTTTAGTGGCATATCCACTAAAGTCAAATTTGGTATTCGGCATATTACTGTTCCTCCCCATTTTGATTCGCATTGGTGGCCGCGTTAATAAAGCTTTGACCACTTGCTAAAGATTTGTCCGCTATGTTCTTATTAATTAGGGCATCCGATTTTGGATTAGGATCGGGTTTGTATCCGAGTATGGCTCGGAAATCATTCGACGATAGGATCTCATTCCTAGTAAACTTATCAGCGATCTCCGCCAATTGAGTAGCCGGAACAAGGCTAAATGTGTCTTTGAAGTACATAATGGATTGTTTCTGGGTTCGTGCGGTTTTAGTCAAGAATTTTCTCTTAAACTCGTCTATTATCGCATTCAGAAGTGGCGCCACAGTTCTATTATTATAATTCAACATAGTCTTCTCATCGGCTTTACCAGAGAACACATCTTCAGTTAATCCTAACTGGCTATACAGCATACTCGTTAGGTACTGAACTTGGTCCATAAGGGTATTCTCGACGGGACGATTAAGTTGTGTAACACGCTCGGTACCATCGGTATATGCGATACCGTACTTACTACCAGACAGTTGTCTTTCAATGTCCATTCGGCGTGTCTCTGCTTGTTCACGCCTAGCTTCGGTTTTAATAACATACGGAAGTTGAATTATTAGATCGAGTTTACCAGATCCACTTTGCTCATCTATTGAATCCAGAAGCGTCAACTTCCTAATGAGTCGTTTTAACGTGCCGTTGGGCTCATTCATAACGGAATATAGCGGATTCTCAATTATAGCTACCATACTTTTGGGTAGGGTAATTTCTTCGTGAGCCCCGGTTCTCTCGTTATAGAGTCTTACGCGCACATGTTTAGGATACCAGTTTATGATACGACCAGTTCTAAAACTATTTACATCAAAAGCCCCATAAAATGTTGGGTCTGCTGTTGTTTCCACTGGAACTACGGCCACAACCCCTTCGTCAAACATCGACAATATAATGTCTTGAACAAACGCTCGACTGGTTTGATCCGTATTTGCTTCTAACGTAAGACATTCATTTAGTCCAGAAGAAATAGTCTCAACAAATCTCTCATTTTGATCTAGCCGCACATGTCGAATAGTAACCGATGCTACATCCAAGGCGATACGACTATACACCGCACTAATAACTGATCGAGCATTTGTAGTGTATGCTTTTATTCGGTCGGGTCTAGATGACGACGAATAGCCTAGGCCTTGCTGGGTATAAACTTCCGTAGGGTCTCGGTTCTTAAAAGCATTCCATGCATGTTTAAGTCTTGTACCCATTGACTCCGCCACAACAGCACCTCCTTACTATTTTTTTCTTGGTTGGTTGGTACCATAGTACTTCTTACGAGAATTTAAAACACTAGTCACAAACACAGCATTTGACGCCACTTGGCCAGCTTTTTCGTTTTTAGTAACTGCCATAACAGCAACCCCTGCCAGAGTACCGAGTAGCGTACCACGAACAATAGACTTGCCAAGGGCCACTTTCTTACTGTCAATGTTCTTAATTGGCTTAGTTTTAATTTGCTTAGCAGCTATCAATGCCGCAGCTCGAGCATTAACATCTTTGAGGTCCTTAGTACTTTGATACAAAAATGATCGTCTAAGTTTGTCTTTGGTACTGGCTGATCGCATAGAAGCTCGGTTTGCCTGATTACTTAAATTAGGATGCTTAATACCATTCCTGATCGTGGTTTTGGCTTCTTTCCCCCAAGCTTTAGCTTGAGCTTTGCGTTTACCCCAATGCATACCAAGAACACCATAATGCATTAATTCATTTTGAACTTGATTCATTATTATTAGCCTCCTTACTACTTAATGTTCGAATATCTTTTTTGTGATGATCTAACACCCAGTGCATACCGAGAATGCCAAAGTGCTTTATTTCGTTTCCACTTCCCCGTACATAACCGTCCCGCCTATTCAAACTCATCTTTATTAGCTTTATATGCTACATAGGCATCCATTAATGCGGAAACACTATCAATCTTTTGCTCGTACCTCTTCTTCAATAGCTTCCGATTACCATTTGTATCCTCTAGAGTTATACTATTGCCCATAGCAAAACACATTAGCTCCTCATCAAATATAAGCATACGTTCTTCAGCTAAGATTTTAAGTTCACCTAGAGGAACCGACTCGGTCTTCGATCCCTGTATTACTTTTTCAATTCCGTATGGTCCATTCTCAGCTTCCCATCTGGCAACGAACTCTTTCGCATTATATGGGTCAAAACCAAAGCAACGAACATCATAACCCGAATCAATTATGTGTTTATCCACGTCATCATAGACTTCCATCATATCTAGAACTGTACCATCGAGGACGATAAGACTGCCTTCTTTTATAAACTGATCGTATTTGGTACGCATAGCTCCAGGTAATTTCATTAAGGTTAGGGATGTAATATAAGCGCGAGTTTTTACACCAAATGACCCAGTCTTAAGAGGGAACATAAACGTAAAGGCACAGAAGTCATCCCCTTGAGAGAAGTCGGCGCCCAGAGCACAAGGTAGAGACCAGAACGTACGTCGTCGATGAGGCAACGTATCTTCGTAGGTGAAGAAATACGTATACCCTTCCATCGGAATGCCGAATCTCTTAGCTAGAATATCATTCCTAGCCGCCGGTGCTTTCTCTGCTCTCTCCACGTCTAACTGATAGGTTTCATAGGAGACAGTCTTACCGAGATTGGGATTCGCCTTTAACCACATAGACGGATCGTTGACTTCTTCAATAGTATCCAATTTATAATACCAGATTGATACGTGGGGATTTATGTAGTCCCCCTTTAGAATGTCCATTAGTTCCATTTTGATTGTATCACCACTGCTGTTACGAACTGTCCCTTCTGAACTCATAGCAATAATTAGATAATCATCTAACTTGGACGCCCCTTGTTCAATCGCACCGACCACGTCCTCACGGATGTCACCAGAAAGCCATTCATCGACCGTCGAGATCTTAGGTCTAAGACCTTGCAGTTTGTCGATGCTCATTGGTCTTATTTCTAGGATTGACCCCGTAAGGAAGTTCTCAATTCCCTTTTTGGTTGAGGCTAACTTAACACGATTGGCTCTAGAGCCTGTGGTGTTTTGTAATGAGCCTTCGGTTAGGAATTCAAACAGTGGTCCTCGTGCACGAGTAATGGCGGTCCTGATCGGGGACATGACTTCGTCCGCTTGTTTCATCGTTGGACCGGTTGTGATTTGATGTGTGGTGGACGTATCGACGTTTAAGAAGAAACTTTGAATGCTAGAACCATACATAGACTTAGCTGCGCCACGAGCAACGATGAGATACTGTTTACTTGTAAGGCGTTTCTTAATCATCTTAAGTACATACTTACCGCCATGATTGTCCTTACTGGGGACATATACGCTTCGCTCAACATAGTAATACCAGCCGAATACTTGTTCGGCCCATAACTTAAAAGTGTCTAATAGTGATAGATCAGACCCATCGGTAAGTGTCAGTTCGTGATCGCAAAAATCGACGTACCCATCGACGGCTCTATCATCATAATATACTCCGGGGTTTGCGATGAGTTCGTCAATTCGGTTCATCTCCATAGAAATTTCTTTACATACGGGGATGTCGCCTCGCAATACAGCGTCACGAAAGATGGCATAATATTTTGGGGTTGCTGTATTTGACAAAGCCATGTTTATCCAACTCTCATTTTGATTTTACCCTACTTTTAGGGCCGCTTTAGCTACGGCTTTAGCGATAGCTTTAGCTAATGGCGACTGAACAGCCCGTTTAACAATCTTTTTGGTCAAACCAGCATTAGCAATTCTTCCAGCTACTGGTGTTTGTGTCAGAGCATATAGTCCCCCTATGGTCACTCCAGCAGCAGTTATGTCTTTAGCGATATTCATACCCCTCTTGTATGCGCTTGGATGTATGTCTCGTACCTGCTTTTCTAAATTAATCCGCCGGGTTAGTTTCATGATTTCATCATTTGTCATTTCACTAACTGGTTTATTATATAGGATTCGTCCTTCTTTATGATCCGGACTTTTCCTAGCCTCGGCAGCTTCTCTTGCGGCTTGCTTAGCTTCTTTACGTTTAGAGCCTACTCGATTAACGCTTGCGCCGGCACCAGTTCGACCCCAATGCATACCCAAAACTCCATAATGACTAAGTGCGTTTTGGTTGCCCATCAACTATTCCCTCCTTATTAAAATACCGTTTTAGACAGTAATAGCTTTTTCAGCTTGAACGTTGAGTCGCCATTCTAGCTCTTTTATTTGGCGCTCCATTGCATCCACTACGAAGCCGCTTGATGGCGGGTCAAATACTAGTTTTACTTTTAAGAATATGAAGGTCTTGGCCGCTATAAGATCTAACCTATCGAGAAGAAGGTCACTCCATGTTTCCGTCGAATCAGTTATCATAAACCCAGTTGATGGGCCAACGCCTAATTGATTTAAAGATAACATTACCGAGTTGATGTGCATGGTAACATCGGAATCGAAATGGGTATACTCTTCTTCAATACCCAGCATTTTTTTAACGGATGTGAGAATGCTATCCATGTTCAACCCTCCTATTCAACCGGTGTTGGTACGACGTACTCACTAATACTATACCCTTCGATTCCAGAGCTAGTACAAATACGAGTCCAATCATCCTGGACACCCTCTACAACAACCACATCCCCCGGTTTTAAGATGGCTACCACTCGACTTAGAATATTCGCAGATTCCCTGACATTTAAATGACTAGGACATACAACTGTGGCTGCGTTGGTCGGAACTTGGGCGGATAAAGGTCCTTCCTCCTTGGTAGGCGAGGACTCTATCATTGGTTCTCGGATTATCTCTTCTACGGGAACTTTGGTTTTCTCGGTAAGAGGTTCTCGGATTATCTTGTTATAGTTCATTATTGATTTTCTCCTCCTGAATATTCGTTATTTCCATGGGCAAGTATCGTTGCGAGTTCGTTCAATTGGTAGTTTTGGAAGTAGGGATACATCACCGTAATGAATTGCGTTGTGGGTACTATGGGTTGTGATAATTAAGTTCTCAGGATCATAAACTATATCGCGATCTTCCTCTACATCCTCGAGTGTTACGGGATTAATATGATGTACTAATATTCGGCCAAAGATTTCATAGTCATCCATACCTAAATCACACCCATTATCCCTGATTATAATGCCATCTCGAGTTCTCCGCCATCGTCTGGAAGTATATAGCATCTGGTTCAAATATCGATCGTACCCAAATGTACTTCTACCAACCGTGCCGCCAAGTTTCAAATATTCAAACCGATCTAGAAAGGACCTTAATCGTTGTAACTCCCGATAGGTTTTCATTTTAACTTAGAATTCAATAAATTCTCCATCTCGAGAGAACCCATGCTGACCTTTTTAGTTGACACGTGAAATATAGTTCCGGCAATAACTGTTAAGCCGATGAGTATTTTTTTGGTGAGTGTCATCTTAAACATTCTTCCTTTCAAGCATACGTATAATTTGGGTATTAGACAGTTTAGTTCCAGGATGTTTCTTACGATAAGCTGTTGCCTTTTTAATGTCCGAACTCTTCTTATAAGCGCCTGATGCAGTGCCTACGCCTAGAATTCCAGCCGTCAATTTGGCCCCAACTGTAGCTAGTTCTTGTGTTGCTATCGCTGCTTGACCTATATTATTGGCTTTAGCTACTTCAGCTTCCGCAAGTTTTCGGACACTAACAACTTCAATTTTACCAGCCGCGTTAAATGCGATTATTGGATTTATCGCCTTGTACCCTGAATATTTTGAGTCGTTAATATCCTTGATCGCATTGTACCCTTTTGACGATAACTTCTTATAATAGGCGTCAGTTAACTTTTGCATTTGCGGAGAATGATCTACTAATGAGGCATTAAATACTTCATAGACATTCTTATCAACTTTGCCAGCCTTTAAAGCCTCTGCTGCTTTAACTGTTTTGGGTCCATAAACTCCACCCCAGACTTTAATGTTCTTAGGAGTCATGTATTCTTTTAAACCCGCTGCAAATTCAGCATCTGTTTTAACCATTTCGGAAAGTGTTGCGGTTGCATTTTTATGAGACGCCTGTTTAATGTCGGACAATATCTTTATGTCCTTTTTAAATGCATCCCCGCCCATGTTTCTTTTTAAATGACCAGCAAACAACCCTTGATACTTTATCTTATCCAATCCGTTATTAGCCGCATAAAATGCATCGTTAACTCCTTTTGTTGAATCAGCGGACATATGTTGTATGAGAGATCCCGATTTTATGATTTTATCGACTCTAAAATTGTGTTCTTTATACGCAATAAACCCAGCCCCACCGACTAATGCCAGGGTGCCTAATGTTGATAATACTTTCTTAGTTTGTAAATGCTGATATGCAGCGACGGCCGCTTCATCAGAGTTCATCCCCTTTTTCTTATAGTCGGATTCCATCTTAATCTGGGCATCCGATTTCTTAGTACCCTTAAGCTTATCTAATATTTTCGCTGATGATAGATCGTCGCCACTGTACTTGAGTTCAAGTTGAGCATTGGTTACTGTTTTCAAGGTTTTGCTTGACGGGGCGAGCATGCCATAGCCTGTTTCTTTGTTCATCTGTCGAACTGCTTTTTTAACGTTTGCTTTTTGTTTAGCCTGTGCTTTTCGGGCTTTAACCACGGATGCGGGTTCTGCTTTGTGCTTACCCCAACGCATTCCAAGAATACCATAGTGAGATAATTCGGACAATGATGGTTTTTCTAAAGCAATTAACATTATCATGCCTCCCCATTTCCTTCTAGGAATAACCGCGCTAAGTCGTTTAGAACCAGGACACCCTTTACCTGATTGTTTGGGTATATTCGCGTCTTACCCCAAATGTCTTGTATGGCCCGGGTGGTCCATGCCTCGCAAGTTAGACGAAGACTACCCCCACACAGTCGAGGAGAAGCCACGAGGTATTTACGCCCCTTATACGCAATAATCTTCATGACGTCCTCCTAATCGTCGAGGCCTGACTGGCCACTATAAGATTGCATAACATTGAGTTCATTTATATACGGTTCATCGACCCTTTTTTCATAGTTTTGATTAACTCTGTTTTAGTTACGATAAGTTCTCTCTGCTTTTCAAGGATTTCCCGATACGTTCTGCTCATCACCAGAACTTGCTATTCGATTTATCGTGCTGTTTTTCTAAACTGAGCATTCAAATCGCCCCTCTTCAATCGTTTGGGTCGTCTTGTCCGCTGTAAGCTCGCATTGCTCTAAGAGCGTTCGCGTATAATTCTTCCGTTTTCTTTCCTGATTTAATAGCGTCCGTTTTGGCTATGATGAGTTCCCGTTGTTTTTCGAGAATGTCTATCTCAATTCGTTCCTTGGTCGAACTTCTTTTTAGATAATGAGATATGACTTGCGATGACGCCGTGCCTTTTAAAAGTTGTTTCTCAGCCAAGTCAACGGCTAATTCTATTAATTGGTTCTCACGAGCTTCAGGCGTTGTTGCTGGTGGTCGTCGCTTTCTTGACGGCGATTCTTCTCTCTTAGTTACGGCCATCTTTAAGTCATCCCCCTTTTCCTAGATGTATGTTTTCTTGCATGGAGCATTTACAATAATACCGTTTGCTTGCAGAACTTTATGATTACAATTGACACAGTCATCCCCAGATAACTTGATGTTAGCAGTGTTCATATTCTTAGCTCTGCCTTGCGGAACCAGTTTTAACAAGTGAACTTTATCTGCATTTTTAGGAATATACGCATTTTTACCGGGGACTAAACAGACGTTTGCTTCCACCTTAATTTCCTGTATTACGTCCGTATTGTATCTTATTTGGTTTAGAGCATTAGTGTAGACCCATACGTTTTTAGTTCTACTTTTACAGTATTGTAGAATATCCCAGAATTGAGGATGAGATAAGGGTTCCCCACCAGATATATTTATCAAATCAAAAAGAGTAACCTCTTTTAAAAAGTCTTTGATCTTATCCAAGGATAAATGTTCGCCATTAACTGAGGCGTTTGTGGAGCAATAACTACACGTATGCTGACAGTAAGTTGTAATATCAATTGTGTATTCCATTACTTTATTGTCACCCCTACGTTCCGATATACTTCGGCTCTGGCTAAGACCGTCTTGGCGTAAGCACTAATCTGCCATTCAGAGTACATCTCGAATGCCGTTTTATGATCCATATTGTAAAGCATTAATACCAACTCCGGGTCTTTATACGTAGTGAATAGTTCGGCGAGATAATCAACCCCTATTAAAATGTTACCATATGGATCATAGAAATTAGTGACTCCTAGTTTTTGAGCTCTTTGAGCATGCCAACGTGTACTTACTTGCATTAGTCCAAGACAGTCACCGTTTGTTGCTGCGGGTAAGTATTCAGACTCCTGTTGAATGATACTCCTGATAAGCATAGGATCTATGGCATATCGTAAAGCGATTATTCGTACATAGTAATTGATCTCTTCGTGCGGGTTAAACTTAATACTTCTAGAGACTGTAACTTTTGGTTTTTCTGGTATAATAGTAGTTGTTTTAACTGCGATGAAATCTAGTGTTGTTCTATGCGGTATGTTAAAAGTAGAAGGCTTAGTGTTCACGCCACTTAAGATTAAACTAATCGCTATAAAAATGATCACCATAAGTAAAATTACATTGAGACATAGACTACTAAATGTTAAAATTTTCAAACGGTTTTGTTGTGTCAGGTTCATGGTGATGACCCCTTTCAAGATAGTTACAATTAGCTTTTTTCCTGTTACTCCCCGCCCTGATTAACTCACTGTAAGCAAGTTCGTCTATAATCCTACAGAAGTCTGGAAATTCCCGTTGCTTATGATTGTTCCGATTATGACGAACATTTCTAAGATTCTCGTAACTACCAGTCCATGTGGATAAGAAGTTGTAGTTTTGAGGCGAATCGAATATGATCTCTCGCCATAGCGCTTTAGCGGCTTTGGGGTCAGTCTCTTTTAGCTGTTGGTATTCCAATATTCGCCTGTTCAAATCATCTAGCACATACTGTCGGAAGGGAGTCATGTTATACTCGCCGTCTTCATTATCATAGCTGAAATCATGGACGGTAAGTAATCTAGTTCCGAGTTTATGCATTCTACTAGTGCTGTTTTTAACAGTAGCCACCTTGTATGTATCCATGTCCCACCACCAACTCATAGGGGCGGTTATATCCATAGAAACGAATATCTGTCTCATGAATTTAGAGTGGTCGGAACCGGCTCTTATTAATTTTAGGGCTAACGCCATGTCTTTTGGACCCATAACAAACGTATTAGATCCCTCCTGAACGAAGCTATCCGACTCGCCCCAACTCTCTAGAGGGTTTCTCATTCCTCGTATAGCATTTTCCAGATTCATGACCGATATGTTTTTGACAGATATCATAGTTTATGTACCCTCCTAAATATTGTAGTGACTTTTTAATCGAGCTTTATCGCTACAGCTTTCCCCGTTCCATGTGATACAACTACCACAATTTTTAATTATATCACCCTGACTGTTTAGAGCTAGTTCTGATGGTTCAAAGAAGTCACACGAAATAAGAAACGTATTACTAACAGGTTTAATGGTAGGACCACTTCTAGATTTGGTAATAGTTTTAACCAATAGGGTCACAAATATGATCGTCGCTAGAGTACCAACCGTTTTTGCTAATACTTTCACAAGTGTTTGTGCCTCTCTTCTAACAGTCCATAAACACTTTCAAACGCGACGGTAAGACTTCTAACGCTGAGACAGCGTCTCTTGAAAGGAGAGCAGGCTCACCACACCTACTTTTACGAAGTCCAACTGTCGCGTTTGAAAGTGTTTATAGAATATGTTTTAATAATGTTCCACCCCACGATTCGTATGATTTAGCATATGTGAATATGCATTATGTTTCTTTTCCATTTCGGCTAATGCCGCATGCATGTCTTCACATTTGGTTCCCGTTCCATAATCACAGGTAAAACAGTTTTTCGGTTTCCCACTGACATAATCTGGTGCGGGAATATAATCTGGACATAAACATTTGAGGATTGGCTTGCCTATGGTTGACACCTCAACACGACCTCCTTCGAATATGTTTTGAAACATACAGGAAAACGCTCCCCCGGAGTATTTTTTAGG